TGAATGATTGATTGTTGTATAATAATCATATACATCCATTACTGTTTCATTATTACTGTTATCCTCGTTTATAACATCCACCACTCTTTGCATATTCAGTTTGAAATGACGCTTCCCCGGTATACCTTTCACTTTAACCGTAATGAAGTTTAAGTCTATAAGATGCTGTATACAGGAAGATTGAACTGTTCGAGTGAGATTTATTTTACTATGTATATAATCAATAGTAGAATAAAAATAATCTTCCGCATCTAACTTTTTCTCTTTCTTAAAAAATTGATAATCGGAAATCAATTGTGTAAGTAGTATCGTAGCATCTCCATTGTTAATATAATTAAGTAATGCCCGATTTAGCATCAAAAAACCATTTTGAGCTAAGAGATTAACCGCTAACTTTTCACTGTCTATCAAAACACTCTCCTAGTTCCTTACTATTCTTGGTTGTCTGCTATTTAACTCTGTTCCTTCTCTAATTTGTCCATACGAACGGGCTTCGGCATCTAATCCTACTTGTCGTGCTGAAACATTAGGAGCAGGAGTAGTAGCTCCTTCGTGTATTGCATTCTTTGAATTGTACCAACTAGCAATTTTTGATACAACATACTCTTTCTTTAGATAAGGTTTAGATTCTTTGTAGAAATCATCAAACAATAGAATAACTTCTCGTAACCTTTTATGCTTACTTATTGCTATAATGGTGTCTGAATATGCCTCATTGTTGGTCTGCTTACTAATACCATAAGAATATGCTTCTGCTAAAATCCAATAAGCTAAATCAAAGAACTCCTTGATAGCCATTCGGGAAAGTTCAATAAAAAACTCTGGTTTCATATCCATCATTTTACTTAATAGGGAGGTTAATGTAACATTATCCATAATCCCTAAGTTATTATAAATATCCTCTCGTGTATAATATTTACTAACCAAACATTTTTCAAGATACTGAATTGCTTCTCGCAAGGAACCATTAGCGGTAATAGAAATGGACATTATCCCTTCTAATTTAAAAGAATCAGGAATACTTGCATCTTCCCACAACCCTGTTTTTTCCATTACAGCTTTAAGTCCCATTGCAATCTCTTTAGTATTAAAGACTTTCAAATTAAAGCTTTGACACCTACTCATTATAGAAGCAGGTAAACCTCCCTGTACCATAGAAAGTAGAATAAAATGTACGTGCTGTTGTGGTTTCTCTAAAATCTTATGCAAAGCATTTTTTGCAGAAATAGAAAGCTGGTCACTTTCTTCAATGATAAGAATCCTTTTCTTGTCCAACATAGGGGAAACTTCTGCGAGTTGCATAAACTCTACTACACTATCTTTCCCCCCTACTGAGCCCCCATCCAATACAAGAACATCCCGGTCAAAGCGTTCCTCTATAATAGATTTACAAGAAGCACACTCACAACAAGGGTCACCATTACTTTTAATATCCTTGCAATTAATAGTCATGGCAATAATTTGAGCCAATGTAGTTTTTCCGGAACCAGAAATTCCTTTAAGAAGCATAGCTTTAGGCCAGTTGTTCTCTTTGGCTCTAATTTTTAGTTCAGAAACTACTCCTTTCTGATTGTAGACATCATCAAAACATCGTGGTCGTAACGAAATAGAAAAATTGTTTTCCATAGATTCCTCCATCTATATAATATAGAAACAGCGTGGGAAAGTCAAGCGGAGTATAGAAAGAAATCTTCGATTTCTTATCTTCAAGTTTTAATCCCTGTTTTTTCTCTCTTTTGGGTTTACCCTAAGTATTAAGATATATTATAATATATATTATATATTGTTATACCGTGTAGGAAACCTGAAATCCACTATGCAGATTTCCTGCAAACTGACGTAACTTTTCTCCTACGTCAATCTATTGTAAAAACAATTGAAATTCATTGATTAAAATGAATAGAAAAGGCTTGGGGGTGTACTATGATGGACAAGACGATTCCTATTTCACCATGGCTCAATTTGACAGAGGAAACGGGTGTTTTGGCGTGTTTTCAACCTGCACTAACTAAGTAATGCAAACCGAACACGATATAACATTCTTTTATTTAGTTTTTCAAAGCAATATACTCACTGATTATGTATATTATTGGGTAGATGGTAAGCAAACCAGACAAATTATATCATTAGATAAATTTTTAAAAATAGCACAAGCAAAGCACAATGGAAAGTTATATTCATTAGTATATACGGCTTGCCGAACTACTTCTTTCTACCTATGGAATTCCGTAGATGAGAATATCATACACTTATTTCAAAGAATAGATTCAAAAGATTCTTTAAAGTATGAAAATTCAATGGTTGCCGAGTTTTCAAAGTTTAAAAAGAATCCTTTATATAATTCACAACAAGCAGTAGACTTAAAAAAAGGTAAGGAATTAGGTATTTTTTCTATTTTAGGATTACAAGAGCCCTCACAAGAGTATATTACAGGTTTAACCTCTCAATTATCTTCAGACAATGCTCCCATATCATTACTTTCCAAAATTGGACGTTTCTTTTCAAAGGGATAGTATACCCTTAACATTTTTTAATGCAGTTGGGGTGCTCGGTTTTATTGCATCACATATTAAGGTTATTGCCATCATAAATTTTCTTTTTTGGAACACTAAAGAAATTGAAGAGATAACATACGTTGCATAAAATAAAGAATTTTCATTCGTTAGCAAATCATCATCTTCACTTTTTCGTAAAGAAAGAGTTAAATTTTCTCCAATTTCAATGGTAAAATTTGGGGCAATATACACAGTAAAAGAATTATTAGATAAAAGGTCTTTTTGCTTTTCTATCATAGAGTAATAAATATTTGAGGTATTTCCTTCTGAATCATCTGTATAAACTACTAATGGTTTATTCTTTTGCATTAATGAGTTGTGAATAGGGTAGAAACCACTATCCGAAAAGAAACTACAATCTTTATCAGAAATTCCTTTAGGTTTTTTTGAAGTATGTGTAGTGAACAGGAAAACAAATCTTGCGAAAGCTTTATTCCATAGTGTTCCGGAAGAGTTTAAATAATAATTCATTCCTAGAGCATAAACTAATCTGTCTGAGAAAATAGATTTTTTTAAAGATGGAGTAGTTTCTACAACTCTACGAGTATCTAAGGCGAAATTGTTTGTTGGAGTTTTTAGCATATTTAAAAAGCTATGAGCATGGAACTCATTTTTATTATTTACATATATAAATGAAGGGGAATTATCAACTAAATATTTATCAGCAATTCGTTCCTCTATAAAAGCTCCTTGTGTCTGATATGTTCGGAAATGCTTGTTTATTATATCTATAGATGTATCAAGAGAAATATGTTCAAATGTTTTATGATTCTCTTCTAAAATAATAGAACTAAGTACTCCCGTTGTTGTTCCATAATATGCTTTAGATATTGCTACTTGGTCAAAATACCAAGGATGTATTAAAGAAAGAGTATATAATCCCCCCATACTTTTTACAGATTCAGGAGAAATAAAATTTATTTTTAATATTCTGTATTTTAAAAAATACTTTTTTGTATCTGTAACTTTAATTATTATGTCCATTGGGGAACCTACAGAAATATCCCCCTCCTCTAAATAAGAAGAATCTAAATAAACAACCAATTCAGCTACGGGATAAAGGGAATTTATGGAAGAGCTGAATGTCATTGATTGCATTTTACTTACAATTTCTGGACAACTTTTATTGTTTAATACTATATCATAATCATAATTAAATTGTGGGGTCATTCTAAGAAAGTTCCCGCTTTTAAATTTGTTGATATGAAAGAATCAAGTTCCGAAGAATCTACAAAAAACATTCTTTGATTCTCTTCGATATCACAGACATGTTTTATATTATGTAAATCCAAAATTATATCATCTAATTCTATTTGTCCTAAAGAATCTACTTTTTTATAAATCTCATATATAAATAAATATGGTTTCAATTTAATATAATCAGGCGCTTCTGCTTGCATAGGAGGAGTTGGAAAACTATTATTTTCTATACTCTTCTTGTAGGGGATACTGAGAGGGTCAGGAAAAGATATATTATCTATATCTGTTACAGAAGAAGGACTCATTAAATTATAACGTGTTATCATTATTTTATCCCTTTATAAAAGCCAGTCTTAGTAAAATCACTTGATACAATAAGGGTAGAAGAGACGCATTGAGCCGTTACCGTACCACTAATAGGGGCTCCATCAGTATCAACACTATTAGAGAAAGAAAACGAAGAAGTTTTTACTACCAAATTATTTATTTCAAAATAAGGAAGTGGTATGGATACTCCATCAGTACTATATCCTACAGATAGCGTCCACTTGCGTCCTAAAGATATATCTTCCTTGTTTGGTACTTGCTTACCCGCACTCGAAAATATTTTTGTCATAGCCTCTCCCATGTTTTGAAGGGCATTAGCAGAATATTCAAGAAAGACATCAATTCCAGTAGGGGCAGGAGAAGTTAGCATTTGCAATTTATCGGATTCCGCAGGAGTAGTTGCCGACATAAAAGCCATGATAGGCTTGTATACTTCGGTGGTTGCTCTCCACTCATCGTTCAGTCCCATAAACAAATCAAAACTTGCTTCAATGGAGACTTCTTCTTCTCCATCCCAAGCTTTTGCATAAAAACCTTTATTCATAAGTTTCACACCAAAAAGTCTTCCGATAGTAGAAGCTCCCTGAGCAGTAGCTAATGCAACTTTTTCTAATGTAGCTACATCAGCGGCCTCTCCTACTCCTGCTTTTATAAAATTACTGATTCCATCATATAATTCTTGTAAAGGTGTCCAAAGCTTTTGTGATACTGAGAAACCAAAATTTTTATTTGAAGGAGCTATTAATTTAATAGGTGGTGTATCATTGGATGATAATTGTAGATATGTACCGGGCATTCCCATATTTAACTCCCACTAAATGATGAAATGGTTGAAGGTAAAGAAGGAACTCCATAGGAAGAATTTTCTTTCTTTTCTTTAATTGCTGAAATAACATTTCCATTGACTACTTGTAATAATTGTTCTAATAATGCTTCCATTTTTACAGAACTCATTTGAGGAGAGGGGGTAGAATTATTTAGTTTAATTCCTCCATTGGAAGTTTGTTCAAGAATCCCGGAGCTTAAACCAGCTTGAGAGTCTTGAACTGGTAAGATTACTTCACCTTTTTGTGCCAGAATATTACTCTCCCCAATAATTCCACCATTATGTTTTTTCGGCATGTTTTCAGGTAATATCGCAGGGGTCTCCGGCCCGGCTACCCACATACGAGTCGCAGAATTAAATACAGCACCGGGGGTGTCTTTAGTAACGGGTCTTCCCTCACCAGTCTGTATTCCTGCCCTTCCCAATCCAGCTTTAGCTGTTGTGTAATCTGTGGTTCCTTTCAACTCCTCTACATTTTCTACTAAAGTAGCTGTTCCCTTGGATTGACTATCTTTAAAGTCTTTATTAAACCACAGGGAAACAACGGCAACCAATCCAGTAATTCCTAATGCCACTCCTAATGCTCCTAAAACCGAGGTCATAAGTGCGGGAGTTAATAAACTTGTTAAGCCTCCCGCCAGTCCCGATAATAGTCCGGAAGCACTACCTTTTCCCCCTCCCCCCGCAGAAAATATTTCTCCAAGGTCGTCTTGCTCATGTTCTAATTGGTCGGATGTAGAGGAATCATCTCCTGATTTTAGTAATGTCCCTAAGTAAAGATACCCTACTCCTGCATCCCCTAATACTCTTAAAACGTCTTGAGCTGTAGGTTTCAAGGATATAGTGGAGGCTTTTGATTTGGCAACTCTTTCATTTGCTACATTTCCTGAAGAAAAATCTGCCATTGATTGAAAAGGAATAACATTTTCCTTAGTAGTGAATCTTCCTTTAGAATCTCTTGCTTGTTTCTTTTTTTCTTTTGAAAACACAGGGTCAGCAAGTTCTCCATTTGCTCCATTTCCTGAAGAAAAATCTGCCATTGATTGAAAAGGAATAACATTTTCCTTAGTAGTAAATCTTCCTTTAGAGTCTCTTGCTTGTTTCTTTTTTTCTTTTGCAAACGCAGGGTCAGCAAGTTCTATATCTTGTAAACTGTTTTCTCTGGATAGCTTTCTATTGTATTCAAGATTATTAAAAAGAGATTGCTTCTCAAACTCCAATGTTTTATGGTCTTTTAAGTTTCCTGTTTTTTGTAAGGCTTCTGAAATATCTCTTTCATTTGCACCATATTCAAATCTACCTTTATCCTGCATAAATTTTCGTTCAACAGAAGCATGTCGTGCCGAGCTATTTCCCTCAAATTGTGATTTGCTTTGTACCCTCCCCGACATATTAGCAACATAACGAAAGAGGGGGTTTGAATTAATAACTTGTTGAAATAATCGTTGTCCCGTTTGAGAGTTAGATTCCTTTTGTTGTAATTTAGTTAATTCCCAATCTTCTGGAGTCCCTTTAGTTGTTTGTAATCGCTGGGCATCATAGATTTCTCGATTAAACCTTGCGGAAGCATTTAAAGAGGTAAGAGTTTTTTCAATCATTTTAGATTGGATATCTTGTATTTTGCTAATATCTGTTTGTAACTTAACTAAATTTTTTTCATGATTAAGCATTGCTTCCAGTTGTGTTTTTGAAATATTTTTTATTTCTGCATTGCTTTTAGCATACTCATTATAATTATTTAATATTTTTTCTAATTTAGAAGCATAATCTTTTGAGGATTTCATTTCCTCACTGGTTACTTTTTCTATTAGAGCTTTTATATCCGAGATACTTTCTGCTTTACTTCTTTTTATTATTTTCTCCGCACCATCTTTGGAAGAAAACATAGAAGAATTGGTAACTTTAGTTAAAGCATCTGCAAGAATACGCATTGTTCCGGAAAGAGAATGGAGTTCTTTTAGTATATCTGAATCTTCTGGATTGAGTCCATCGGGGAATCCATTCGCTTTCTCTGCCATACGTTAGTCCTTTTTTAACTGTTGTTCTAATAACTTATATTGACCCATAAAAATATGTGTAGGTAGTTTTAATAAAGAGTCAATAGAGTTTGCTGTATATCTAGTCATATGTGATATCATAGTCATCATTGTTGGATATGAATAAATCTTGAAGAATATCATAGAGTCGAAAAGTAAACCTCCTTGTACATACTTTATTTGTAAAAGGGTGTACAAGATTCTGAACATTTTCATCAACACCATATTGAAATTTTCCCAATTCTTTTTCATATTGTTTAAAAACATTTTTATCTAAACGAGCATCCGTAGCCACTTCCATTTTTTGAGACAAGGAATATTCACTGATATCTATACCATCAAACTCTACTATATAAAAGGCTTTAGTAATCTTAGTAGTATACATTGCCTTTTTAAGATAGTATTGCTCTAACTCTATCGTATCTTCCAGTGTTATACTTAAATCGTTGTTTTCAATTTTTTGTCCTATGATTCTGAACTTCCTATCAGATTCAAAAAAATATTCTTTTAAATTCTTTTTTAAAACAATAAAATCTCCAAATCTAGGTATACTAAAAACAACATTCAATCCATTCTTTTTATTTTTAATACGTATTCTTTCATTTATTTTTATATCTGTCATATCAAAGAAAGAGAGTTTTCTTATATCAATATCAATTTTTGGTTTCCATCCTGCTTCATATCTTTTCCTTATAGGGGCATATTCAGGTAGCTCCAATAACTCAAAATCAGATTTTTCTAAAGGGAATACAATATCAGTAATAACGGGTGAGTAGAAGTTTGCATAAAGTTTTAAAAGAAGTTCTATTACTTGTTTCTCTGTCCACGTAGAAACATTTATATCTTCATCAGGATTCCAAATGTTAGAATTAAGTATAGGGATGAGATATTCTGGTAGTAATTCTTCTTGCGCCATTGCTAAAGCCAAAGCATCCTCTGTTGTAAAGTTTTTAATAAATATAGTTTTAGGAACCCCAAAATTTCCCTCACTGGATAATGAAATAGGTAAATATCCGGCTGGAGCCATTTTTTTCACCTCTGCTCCAAAAATATCTTTTTTGTCCTGAATCTTTTTTAAGACTGATTCCAGCTCCACATCTACGATTTTACTCATTATAATCTCCTTTTCCCCTATTGTAATTAGTATGTTTAAGATTTCACTTGACTTTTTTTAATTATTTATTATATTATAGAGTAGAAGGGAGAACAAAATGATTAAATCGGCATATGATATTATTCCTTTAATTAAAGAATATCACTTATGTAAGCAAGAAGTTCTCCTCTTGTTTACTATCGATAGCAATAAACGTGTGATACAATCACATATTATTAGCCAAGGAAATACAAAAGAAACAAAGCTTAATAGACTAAAAATTGAAGACTGTCTGGATAAAGATAATGCTTCCTTCTATATATTAGCGCATAATCATCCTAATGATGATGGAAATAACTTCATAGTTCCTAGTGAGCAGGATATGCTGTATACATGGAAACTTTATAAAGAACTATCCGTTCCAATGCTTGACCATATCATTTTTAATGATTTTTGTTTCTATAGTTTTAATAATACTTGTACCCTTAAAAAGTATGAAACAAGTACTGAGTATAGTACTTATTGTAACTTCTATGAACGCTATTCTGATAAACCAAGTATTTTTTACGAAAGTACTTGACTTGTGGATGCGGAATGTGTATTATATAAGTAAGGAGAAATGAAATGAACTTTCCCGAGAAAGGAAAATAAATAAGATGATTGATATTTCAGCAATTCTTTTTAAAGTATTCTTAACATGTTTTGTAAGCACAACCACATGTGTTATCGGGATAAAAGCTTCAGAAAATATTTTTTCTGCGTTGGAGACTATATTTATAATACTTGCGTCTGTATCATTTTGTCTTTTGGTACTATCTGGTTGTGGATGGATTCTATCAATAATTTGGCTGGGTATATGAATGAAGCCAAATATACAGAAAAGGAAGTACAATGAGTAACTACATCTTTCTTGTCATTTTTGTTGTTTTATTGATTGCTACTATTGTAGCATATACAAGTAAATATGGATTTAAACAGGGAATGAAAAGGTTATTTACTAATTTGATTTGAAAGTTTATTATACATGCCCCGGTATCCCAACTGGAAGAGGAACGAAACTTAAAATTTTGACAGTATGGATTCGAATTCCATTCGGGGTAATTGATTTAAGGTAAGTGTCTACCTATTTTAACTAATTAGGTATGACAAAGAAAAAAGAAAATTGTAAGGATTGTGGAAAGAAGATTTTGTAAATAATTAAATTTTGGCGTGTATCCTAAAGGCTAGGAAACGGACTGTTAATCCGTGGAGAAATCCTATGCAGGTTCGAGTCCTGTCGCGCCAGTATTTCTTTTAGGAGAAGTTATGCTTATGATATTTGTTTCTGGTATACTAGGTTTACTTTTATTTTCGGAAGTAAATAACTAATTAACTATAATTACAGGGTGGTAGCCAAGTGGTTAGGCAGAGGTCTGCAAAACCTCTTACGAGAGTTCGATTCTCTCCCATCCTTGTATCTGGCGTGGTTAGCTCAGTTGGTTAGAGCGCCATTCTGATAAGATGGATGTCGGACGTTCAATTCGTTCACTACGCACTGTGGCTGTAGCTTAGTAGGTTAAAGCGTCTGCCTGTGGAGCAGAAGACCGAGGATTCAATTTCCTCCAGTCACCATATCTCTAATAGAGAAGAAAGGAGTTTTGATGAACAAGACAATTCTTTTGATTGCTGGTGTAGTGGGGCTGTGCCTTAGTACCGTAGCTCTTTTTCTGTCTGGTATAGCTATTGGCTCTATCACAGAAATTTCTATCGCAGTATTCGGTTTGGCAGTACTTATTGCAGAACTGTTCACTGTTGTTAAAAAGAAGCTTACCAAGAAGTAAGTTTCTTGGAAGTGTCGAACGACTAGGAAATATAATAGGTGAGGTCGATTCGTTATCAGCGACTAAGGAACAACATTAAACGGCTTCGATTACCGGAAATGCCTGAACGAAATACACCAAGTGATGTTGGTATATTATATTTCTACACTTCCTTTTCTAGTTAAATAAAGGCTGAAAATGTTAATATTACTTGTAGAGGATGAAGCCATTATTGCTTTAACAACAAAATTACAACTTCAAAATTTTGGATATAAAGTAATACATGTTTCCTCGGGTGAGAGAGCCATATTTTTATCCTTGTTTCTTGATTTTGATATTATTTTAATGGATGTATCTTTGCAAGGTATATCTGGAATAACAACAGCAGAGATACTAAGTAAAGAAGGAATAGAAACTCCTATTATTTTCCTATCTAGTTATACTGAAGAAAATATAGTAAAAGAATACAAAGGTTCTTTAACGAAGTTTTATTTTGCAAACAAAAATTTGATGGAGTTAGGACTCACGGAGTTAATTACTCAAGTTGTACATGAGCAAACTTTAAAATAGCAGAACCTTTTACGCCTCTATTGTTCAACAGTAAGCGCACCAAGAAGGTTGTTACGGCGAAAATGGAATACATAACAGAGTAGCCAGACGAAAACAGTAATGCATGACTGTGAGTAGCATACAGGTGAAAGTCCTCTTTTTTTCTAAAGGAAGTAACTATGACAAATGAAGAAATACAAGTTAATTTAAATTTAGGAATAACTCCGAAGTTTCCATATACTGTGATTGATGCAGTTAATGAAGTAGAGTTATCTATAGGTATAGAAGATTCAATATTGTATGTTGCTTTCTTAGGAAGTTCTACAAAAATGGATTGGGTGCATAATTTTATGTTCTGGAAAGTTCCCTACAAACAAATGGATAAGGTTTTTCTTGTACATGCAGGTTTTTTAAAGATATATAAATTATGTCAAGACCCTATTCATAAGTTTATTAAAGACAATAGTAATAAGTTTAATAAAATTGTAATAAGTGGACACTCTTTGGGGGGAGCAATTGCTTCTCTTTGCTGTGAAGATATGTCATATTTCAAGGAACAAAATACTATTAGTAATACCATTCCAATTCAGTGTATTACTACGGGAACACCAAGAGTTTTTACAATCTTTGGGTACAACACTATTAAGAATCGTTGCAAAGATGTTTTACGAGTTGTGTATGGGAATGATAAGGTGGCGCGTTTACCTCCACGATGCTTTTTATTCAAACATGTAGGCACCGAACTTCATAGTGTTAAAGCTAACTTTTTTGGGATACTGCATCCTTCTGCAATCTACCATCATGATGTATCCCGATACTTGGATTTTTTTAATGATACACGTATTGATACTGCGGAAACAAATTACTTATTTAGTCCGGCTACAAAAGTATATAATATACTTTATACTATAGTAGGTATACTTGGATTAATCGGAATAGCACTTTTGATTTTTCTTTGAAAGAAGTTTCTTAGCGGGTTAGAGCAGGGGTAGCTTGAAAGCCTATATAAAAAGGTAACTATATATTTATGGAAAATTTAATTTGTATATTTTGTGGAAAAACTTGTAAAAATAAGAACTCTTACAGGAATCATGAACGATGTTGTCCTAAGAATGTTAATAGAAAATATGTAAATGGTAATATGGGAAGGTATTCAATAGTATAAGGGGGGCTTGTGGTTGATTTTGATGCAAACTTTGGATTAGGTTTCGAGGTAGAATGTGTGATTATTGAAGAGGATTATCTTGAAAAAAATGAAGAGGAATCCTATATTTATCCCGATGATGAAGATATTTTGGATAAACTTTTAGAAGGAACAGAATATGAGTTAATTAAATGGGGGGATTTATATAGTGAAGATGCACATTATGGAATTGTTTTAAAAGAACCTGTAGTTACTCCTACTATCGTAGAAAGAATACAAGAATTAGAATCTTTCTTAAAAAGAAAAGAAGGTATTTATATTTGTTATCGTGACTCATATCTTATTGGAGGAGAATACATAACATGAAAGAAATTCTAAAGAGTATTAAACATTGGTGTAAATGGAATATAGCCACTCCTATATGTCATTTACTTAATTTACAAGCACCAACAGATTGGATTTCGGCGTATTCTTTTATGTCAAAGAAAATGCTTCCTTATTTTCTTCAATTTAAGAAGAAAAAAAAATATGGGTATCCTTTATATGTTTCTGAGTATTTTAAAGATGAAGTAGCTTCTTTAGGGTTTGTATATAATAAAGAGGCGGGAACATATTCCGGAGAAGTTTCCCATAAACGTTTTGAAGAATGGGCAATTGAAAAATGGGCATGGGTTATAGATGAAATTATATTTGCTTTGCAAGATATTGTTCTTTGTGAAACGGATGATGATTGTCAAGTTCCAAACCCAAATTACAATCCTGCACAAAAAGAATGCTTCTATACAAAACCTTGTAAGGACTCCGAATGTGTTGAAATGCTATTCAATAAGGATTATGGCAAAACAATTCTTGATTACAAATTGTACGAGTTGAAGCAGGAACGAGTAGCCACAGGGTTGAAATTAATGGGAGAGTTCTGGAGATGTATTTGGGATTAATATTAAGCCAATTTAGCTCCAATGGTAGAGCAGGAAATTTGTAATTTTCAGGTTCTCGGTTCGAGTCCGAGAGTTGGCTTTAGTCTGTCGTCAAGCGGTTTAAGACACCAGTTTTTGAAACTGGTATGCGAAGGTTCAATTCCTTCCAGACTAATACAAAAGAAAGTGGGGAATATTATGCAATACAAAGGTGATTTGTACGCTAAAATAGCTGGAAAGTATATTCAACTTCCCTATACTTCTACTGATTTTGATTTACTCTATGAAACTGTTAAAGTAATATCCAAAGGGCATCCTAAAGCTTTTGGGTTTATGTCTATTGATTTGGCAAGGACTACTATCAACCTAATTGACAAAACTACCAACAATGATATTGATATTATGCTAAAGGAGAAATAGCATGCGATGCAAGTATTGCGGAAAGTTTATGAAGTATGAGACTGGTGCATCCGGTTGTTTTATTCCAGATTCAGATTTGAGTTATGAAGAAGAATCTTACAGATGCAAAAAATGCACCGAATTACATGGAAAAGTACTTCCACACCAATATGCAGATATATCCCAAAACTCATGGATAGTATCTTAAAATTCTATCACATTGTTTCCACCTCTATAGTGTGTGTTTTTTCTTTAAGAAACACTTGACTTTTCGTATCAATTTCTTATATTATATAGTAGAGAGGAAAAACAATGAACAAATACAATCGTAAAATAATGGATACTCATCATAGTATTGCTCAGTTTTATCAACGTTATTCGGACATTTCCGAAGAAGCGATAGAATGGGTGATTAACAACGCTATAGATAAAATTGTAGAAGAGCATGATGATGCTTCGGCTACCTATGGTATTTGGTCAAAATCAACAGGGATTTGTGTTATTTTTAACTGGCAGAGAGACAAGTTTGTAAGGAATGACACAAGGAACCATGCCCTTCTAATTACGTTCCCTCCTCTTAAAGATACTTTTGGGGATTTCCATACAACTTCTAAAAGTGATGTTAGACTTATTGTAGAATCACAGTTAGCCAAGGATATCGATAAAAAATATTTTAAAGAATCACTACATTCTCAATATATTGTAAAAATTTCTAAAAATGGATTACCTATGTTTCTTGAAAATGGAATACTTTTCGATTCAGGAATTACTTATTGCATAGAAGTAGAATAGAAGGGGAGTTTAAAATGTTTATATTCAAATGGGGTAAGTTCGATAACTTTTTTCAATATACTTTGTATATGAATAAACGTTTGAAAAAAGAAACAGATGAAAAGAGAAAACTTTGTATTTTATACAAACTACTTTATTCTTTGTGGTATAACTTTTCTCCAAGCAGTTTAGTTTATAAACCTCTAAAAGAGTTTTCATGGGAAGAAGTACAAGAAACCCTTGAATACTATAGTGACCGTTGGGATAGTCAAAGATTGCATTATATGTTAATTCAATTTGAATATTTTGTTGGTAGATATGAGGAAAAGAATGATTCTGTTGTAGTATGTAAGGGTTCACATTTGCTGTTCTTTACTCATACTCAAGGAGGGTACACACAATGACCATTATAGCCACAATTGCTAGAAGCGCAGGAAATGAATCTGTCGGAGAAATGTGGAAGGAAACTGGGGTTTTCTATGACACTCAAGAAATCTCTAAAATCTTTGATTGGGCAAAACTCAGGTGCGGAGCAAATTCTCTTCCTACAACCAATATAGTATTATCCATTGCTCAAATGGATTCCTTTGCAGTAAAGGAGGAGACCATTGATGGATTCCTTTGCAGTAAAGGAGGAGACCATTGAGTGAACAAGCAGAAAATTGTAACGAATTAGTATATCTTTCCACAAGTGAGAATCCCGAATATCCTACAGGTTGGTATTATTATACTCCCGACGAAGCGATGGAGGGGCCTTTTTCCTCTCAAGAGGAAGCATATAATGAATTTATAAAGTTTTGTGAGGAGTTTGAAAAATTTTCTTAAAAACACTTGACTAACTTAATTTAATTATTATATTATATAGGGTACGGTGCTAACAACTATACAAGGAGTTTTTTGTGGAGAAAATTAAGACAATTACCTATTATACAACACCCCCAAAGGATACTTCAAAATTTGTTGAATCTATTGAAGATAATGGTCATGTTAAATGTTTCACAGAAGAGACGTATCGGGAAGCAATTCGTCGTCAATGGGAAGAAGATGATGGAGACTATTCAGGAATGATTGATTAATATGAAAATAGTAGAAGCCGAAATATCCGAGAAACAATACGAAGACTTACTAATATGGAAGAACTTACAATGGTCGTCTAAAACCATGATGAACAAAGACGATTTTGTAAGATTAATGAAAAAACCAATTAAGTATCATTTAAAAGCTTCTCCAAAGTTTTTTAAGTATTTTAAAAGATTAGGGGGTTCCTTTAATCAAGCTACCTTTTTTCCTAGAATACAAATGGCTTTTAATGCCATTGCACGAGGAGCAGATTCAGAATTGAGTTCTTCTTACTCTCATCACAAAATTGTACAAGATAATACTCAGAATATTCACATAGGGGGCGACCCTTCTATTGGGTATTCTTATCCGGATAGCGAAGGAGTAATTACTTTAAATTATTTCTTAGACCATGCTTCCAGAGGGCATTAAAAAGATTTTTAATTATTTTCTTAAAAACACTTGACTATTTTAATTTAATTATTATATTATATAGTGTAGGGCAGTAAGGCACTTACAATCACTTTTTCTAAGGAGAACCATATGTACAAAGCAGTCAACGTTTCTAAGTATCTCTCGAAAAAAGATGTTTTCGCTATCATTCTTTCAGATGTTCTTTTTGGTATTCTTTTGGGGGTTCTCATACTATCTCCCTCCCTGCTTGTTCGCGGGATAGCAACCGTTCCCTTTCTCGTTGTTACAGGAATTGTCCTGATGCTTTATGGAAAAGCACAGGCATATATCACTCGGGATGAGTTGGGTAACAATCCTGCCTCCGAAGAAGAAAACGAGGAATAATTACTAGGCCCCTATAGAAAAAAATATAGGGATAATTTTTAGCAAACAAAGGAGAAAAGAATGTTGGTAAGGTATATTCGTAATAAGTATAATGCCCCCGTTGGGTGTATTGTAGCCACCGATGAGAATCATATTGGTTGGAGTCTATGCAATCTGTCTCATGGGGACATTTTTTCCAAAGAAATTGCAAAGGAAATTGCAATATCTCGTGCCTATTTGCAGAGAAGTTTGAAACTTCCGGCAAGTCTTGTGGATTCCTACACTAGAATGGTAGACAGGGCAAAACGATACTTTAAGGGAGTTTGCATTTGATACTAATTTTGCATGAATGGAAACGTATATTTCATGCAACAAAGCAACGGAGACTATAAAATAGGATATTCCGTAGATGTTGAAAAGCGTCTACGAGAATTACAGACAGGGAATTCTGATAGTTTACGAATAAAGTTTATTATACCTGATTCCACTATTTCCTTTGAGCAATACATTCATACCTTATGTTCACGGTATCATATACAAGGGGAATGGTTCAAAGAGGAAGTAGTGGATTTTTTATTATCCGGAAGTCCTTGGTTTAAGAATAATATGCAACGATATGGGGGAAAAGTATAATTATTTTTCCAAAAACACTTGACTAACTTAATTTAATTATTATATTATATAGAGAAGAGAAACTTACACAAGGAGATTATCATGGAACGTATTAAAACAGTGGGTTATTACCCAACTCCTCCCACAAACCCCTCTCAATTTGTTGAATCTATTAAAGATAATGGTCACGTTGTTTGTTTTACTGAGGAGTCTTTTATTGAAGCCCTTGGTCGTCAATGGGATGAATGTGATAATGAGGATAATACGTTGGATAATCAATATTATGTTAAGTGAAAAGCATTTAAATGAATCCGAAGTATCTAAGGAAGAATATATAGATTTACTAAAAACTTGGCCTAAGTTAATATGGAACCCAAATTTAGTTATTAGTCAAGACAATTTTAACTTTATAATGGAAAAGCCTATCAAATATACAATATTCCCAAGCAATAAGTTTGCTAAATGTTTCAAGCGACTTGGAGGTTCTTTCTCTAAGGAAACCTTTTTTCCTAAGATACAAATGGTTTTTAATGCAGTAACACGAGGGTTGGATTCAAAATTAGGTATGGCATATTCCCATCATGAAATTAAAAAATCTAATACTCAAAATATTCATATTGGTGGCGACCCTTCCATAGAGTATTCTTTTCCAAACGCTAATAATGAAATTACTCTATTCTCTATATTAGACCATGCAGGAAGAGGATACTAGTTAAAAAGATTTTTAATTATTTTCTTAAAAACACTTGACTATTTTAATTTAATTATTATATTATATAGTGTAGGGCAGTAAGGCACTTACAATCACTTTTTTATGAGGAGCACCAAATGAGCGCAGAAGTTGAAACCATGTTTTACAATCGGGAAACACCTTGGCATGGACTGGGAACTCGTGTTGAAGACGCCCAGAGCTCCAAGGAAGCCCTTGAGCTTGCTGGACTTAACTGGTCTGTTAATCCTCAGCCTGTATTTATTATGAACAATGGAACTCCGGTGGCTGTTCCTAATACCATTGCGAATGTTCGTGACTCCGACAATTCGGTACTGGGTATTGTAACTAACCATTACAAGCTTTGTCAGAATAAAGAAGCCTTTTCTTTCACCGATGGCATCCTTGGCAATGGCGTTAAATATGAAACTGCGGGGAGTCTCTTTAAAGGAAAGAAAGTGTGGATGCTGGCTAAAATGCCCGATAGCGAAATTGTTGGGGACAAGTTTGAAAACTACCTTGCTTTTGTGAATAGTCATGATGGTAAGGGAGCTATTCAGGTAGTAGCAACCAGTGTTCGCATTGTGTGTAACAATACCCTTAATATCGCACTTAAAGGGGCTTCTCGCAAGTGGTCAACAAAGCACATGGGAAACCTTGAATCCAAAATGGCAGAGTCACACCGCACTCTTGAGCTTTCTTCTAAGTACCAGACTGCTTTTTCTCTGGAAGCCGAACGTCTTGCTTTTGAGAAAGTTGGAAAAGTACAGTTCCAGATTTTTGTAGAAACCCTTATTCCGATTGCCGATGATATCTCTCTTCGCTCCAAGAACAATTTCCTTGACATGCGGGATGAGTTGACCACTCGCTATGAGATGGCTCCTGACCTTGCCAACATTAAAGGGACAAAGTGGGGTGTACTTCAGGCTGTATCTGATTTTGCAACCCACCGGACACCGAAACGTCTTACTGACAAATATCAGGACAGCTTGTTTGATGATTCAATTTCTGGTAATTCCATGACTGATTTTGCATACCAGTTGTTGAAAGCATAACTAATAAGGGGGAGAAAGAAATTTCTTCCCCTTTTTTACTTGACAGGCAATAAACTAATTTATATTATATAGGTAGGGGAATAATACATAATGACCGAAAAACATAAATTAGCATTAAAAGAGGGTCGTAAGAAAGCCAAGTTTGAGGAAAAGATAAAAGAAGTAAAAGCTTCTGTTACTTCAGAAACTTTGATTAATAAAATGCCAAAGTATCCAGAAACTAAGCCTGTACTAGTTGTAACCGGAAAAGAAAAGAATGGTTTTGACTTTTGGAAAAGTATGCGTCAAACATTACGTCCAATGCATTTCTATGCTCTTTGTAAAGAGATTGAAAAAGAAATTGTAAGTAACACTATGATGTGGCAAAATATTGATTATATTAAAGGACTACTGGAAAGGTATTTTATATTACAACAAGGGCCTCTTAAAAAAATTAAGAAAATAAAGAAAGAACGTAAAAAAGGAAACAGGAAACCTCTTACGGAGGAACACAAGTTGGCTATGCAACTTGGAAGAGTGAAGAAATCTGAACTAACGAAATTGGAGGAAAAAATATGAAAGTCTATGGAGAATTTGAACCTGAAAAAATAATGTTACATGGAATAGCAATGGATGGAGCCCCTATTTCAATTCCTTATTATTTATCCTCAAATAAAAAATATGTATATCAAAATCATGAGTCTGCAATGTATGAAGAAAGTGATTGTCGAAGATGTAATGTTTGTGGTAATCTTACAGAAAACAAACAATATATAATGTGTAATGCATGTGTTGAAAAAAAAGGTAAAAATAGATATATGTCTTTACCAGAAGTTCCTTTTACCTATCCTTGTTTTGTAGATGATGAGTTTATTGAAGATGAAGATTGCATGGATGACTATTTAGAAAATCACGAGGAATGTATACCTACAGAAATTTATCCAGCAATTAAAAAAAGTTTTTCATTAGACTTAATAGATTATATAGATGAAAATCTTGAATTAGAAGATTCATTTTCTGATTTACTTACCGATTCACAGAATGCATTGTTTGCAGAACTTGAAGAAAAAATAAATAATTTAATTAGTATAGCACTTACTAGTTATTATGATTGTGATATGAAGCATAGAATGACTTACATTACAGAGGAAAAAAAATGAAAGAGACATTGTATTATGATGGAGAGTATTCTCTCGTTTATGAAAATAATATGTATGTTATTTATTGGGGAACTTCATATTGTATTTTTTCTTATACGGATTCCCTTTTTTCAATAGAAGAGATTCTTCCTACAAAAGAAGAATGGATAGGGGTTTCGAAAATACCATATGAACTTATTGAATTAGCAAAAAATCATGCGCAAAACAATAAGGGGGATTTGTGAAAATTACTTCAGAGGTTGATTTGGAAAAAGTTATACTAGAATATTCTCAAGCTCCAGATAGTTGTTCAAAAGATGATATGTCCCAAACATTGACTATAGGAACGGAAGATGCGGGTGGAGGACAATATTTGGTATTAAAAACCGAACGTTGGGCAATTGATGATATCAAAGGATTGGTAACTATTTTGGAGGATTTTATGGTTAGGTCAGGAATAACTGGGGAGAAGCAAAAGGAAGCTGAGTTACATCCATTAGAATTGGAAGGAAAATTAAATGATGTGCTATAGAGATAGAACTTTTTGTCCTTATGGAAAACTCTGTAAGAAAGCAGATACTTGTAAAACTGTTTTAACTGAAAAAGTAGAAGCAGATGCTCTTCTTTGGTGGGGTAAGCCTAATCCTCCTATTTGTATTTATGCGGATTTCCCACAATGCTTTGAAAGAGTACTGGAGATGGAATGAACTTTGACCATTATGTATGTCAATGTGGATATGTTTTTTGTGTAGCAGAAATAGAGCAAGCAAGGATTGATTTTCCTTGCCCTATATGTCACTCACCAAGTAGTGACGCTAAATTTGTGAAAGCTATAGAAGAGAAAGGAGCACTAAAATAATGGATAATAATAAAGCAATTGTTTGTAAACTAGGGAATCTCACCAAAATAGAAGGTGCGGATAAAATTGTGAAAGCCGATGTAATTTTAAATGAAATAAGTTTAACCTCCGTTGTTGTGGGTGTTGACACAATTGAAAATACTCCCGTAGTTTACTTTGATTCTAATATGATGATTGAGCAGAATATTATAGACTATATTGATAAGCTCTCTCCTGATTATGGGAAAGAGGGATTTAAAACTTTGGGTAATTATTTGTCCAAGGGAAACCGTGTTCGCTGTATAAAATTAAAAAATACTCTCAGTAATGGTCTGGCAATTGGAATAGAAAAGTTTTATCAATTTAGTTCTATAGGGGCAAACGACCCTATCTTTAAAGAAGGAAGTTCTTTTACTCAAATTGGGGACATAGATATTTGTAAAAAATGGCTCCCTACTTTTAATAATTCTACCTTCTCAAAAGGAAAGAAAGACCATAAGGGTACGAAGTCTTCTCGTATTATTCCTACTATGTTCCATTTCCATATTGACACCGCCCAACTGAAACTCAATCTTCACAAAATCACTCCGGAAACTGTTTTAAGTATCTCTCGTAAAATACATGGAACCTCAGCAATTTGCGCCTACACAAAAGTATTGAAAACTTTAACTATTGTAGAAAAAATTTGTAAATTTCTAAAGATTCCTATTGTGGAGACTGAATATGATTATATTTATGCTTCTCGCTCTGTAGTTAAAAATGATGCACAATCACTTGGGTTCTATAAAGTAGATTTGTGGTCACAGGTTGGTAAAGAACAATTTTTTAATAAGCTACACAAGAATGAATGTGTATATTATGAAATTGTTGGATACCTTCCTAATACTTCTTCTTTTATTCAGAAACATTTTGATTATGGTTGCAAAATAGGAGAATACAAAATTGCTGTTTATCGTATTACAACTACAAATGAGGATGGAGTTGTAACAGAATATTCATGGCAAGCAATGAAGGAACGTTGTAAAGAATTGTGTGTTCCTACTGTTGAAGAATACTTTTTTGGCTATGCCCGAGATATAGTTGGAAAAGGAATTGTAGAAACAGATTGGCGAACAAGATTTATAGAGTATCTTAAACAAGTATACTTGGAAAAGTATTGCCTCGATAATCTAACTCGTAAGATTCCCGATGAGGGTATTGTTTTAAAGATAGAGGGTCTATATGAAGAAGCCTATAAACTTAAAAGTGAAAACTTTTATTTGTTTGAAAGCTCCGCAAAGGAAGATGAAACTACTATCGATACAGAAGAACAAGAATCTATAGGAGGAACTTTGTGAAAAAAAGGTATGAAGTAACACTATCATATACCATTGATGTGGAGATTCTTGATAGTCAAGAAGATGAAACGTTGAAAGATTTTCGTTCAAGTATGAGTTCAACTGCGGATATCTTCGATGTAATGAAACATATAGCATGGAGTACCTGCATGCATGGGGATTTTTGTGAAGGTGTAGGGGATAATGGAAAAGAGTTCTTTGCTGAGATTTTAGATAATGATTCGGAAATTGAGGAGATATAATGACAAGAATTCAACTACAAGCAGAGGTTGTAGCGAAGATGCTCCAATCCTATCAATCTACGTTGGATACAATTTCTAAAAAACTAAAAGCATGTACTCTTCCAGACAATTACCGTTGTACTCTGGAAGACATGCGGGAAACAAGATATAATATCGAAAAATTAAATATTAACAATATGTTGCTTAAAAGTTTAGAAAGTGTTCATGAAGAAGTTACTTATTTGAATGAACTGTATGCAACTGAGTATATGCTACAAAATGAAAAGCTCGTGGAGTGTTTACAGGAAAAAAACGTATGAGTAGTGGTGAAAGAGATTCGCGAATAGAATTCGAGAAGTGGGTAGAAGAACTAAAGAAAGAGTATAATAAGCTATTACCAATAGAAGATACCTACACCTTCATGGATTATATTTTGTTTCGTATGTATGATGCTGGTATTCCAAGCAAGTATCTATCCTAATTATTGTCCATTGGAGAAAAAAACATGACAAATCCAGAACTTATTAAACTTCTTTCAGAAATTTGTGAGTGTATAGATTCTGAATTTTCTACACCTAACTACTATCCTGCTTTGTGTAGCCAAATAGATAAAGCAATTGAGGATTTAGAAGATGAGGAATCCCGAGAGTTTGATGCACTTAGGTTTGGAGTTAGTTATGGGTTTGTTTCCTCTAACTTTGAACCAGAAACATGTGATGAAGCTTGGTATGAATACTTGAAAGGAAGACCTGTTGTAAGAACTACTTGATTTTTTACTATAAAATATATATTATATAGGTAGGAGAAACAAATATGACAAATATGGACAAAGCAATTGATGGGGAACTGCGTTCTGAAACCAACTATATTCCGGAATCAGCCCGAGAAACAGCGGAATGGATTGTTGGAAATTATGCAAATGATATGGGCTCTGGAGATAAATGGTATAACTCAGTTCTGGATACTTATGCAAATAAAGTACAGGAATACGTAAATGTCCAGCTAGAAGAATCGAAAGCAAGAATAAAGGAATTGGAAGAAGTCCTTACTTTTTATGCAGACGAGAACCTATATTTTCCTAGGAGCATTCTACGTCATTGCCAAACTAATAATATTGAACTTGCTCCCATATATTCTGACTTTGGAGAAAAAGCCAAGAATGTATTAAAGATAATAGATATAACTAAACCCGTATATACGAATAATGGGCATAGGGTACTAAATTTACACTATGTTCCGTATGATTCTAATGGAACTGAAGTAACTTATCCTCTCAAAGGTACTCTTGTTATGTGTGAAAAACCGCTAAAGACTAGGTACGAAATTTGGTCGAAATTTGGTAAGGTTGATGTGGTTTTTGGACGACACGCAGAATGGGATATAAAAAATGAACTTTGAAAATAAATGTAAAGAGTATCAAAATTGGTTACAGTATATTGTTGATATATCTTTTGATAGAGATGGGATGCGCTCAGCAGAAGATTTGGGAGAGTTAGTGGACGAACTTTGCTTAATTGCACGAAAAGCATTGAAGCAGTATAAATGTCCCATTAATTGTAATAATGCAATTTATGATGAGGAGGAATAATGAGCATACGAAAAGGTATTGGTTATGGTTCAATGGCAGATGCAATTTATTTAGGGAAACAAGATAAACTTAAAGGGCACTGGATTGGGGAAAAAGAAGATATTACCAATGACTTTCTTTTTGTGCTTGACCAATATATTCCTGAAAACTCTTCTCGGACAATTGCAGTGGATGGAAAAGATTCACTCTATATACATTTCCCTAATACAAAAGAAGCAATCGTAAAAATAATGAAGTTCCTTGAAACACAGTTAGAAGTATTAGTAGAAGGGAAATCTCATGACGACACAGGAAAATAATATTTTAGTAGCAGTTGAAGAGGATGGAAGTAAATGGGTACAATTAGAAGATTACAATTCTTTAAAAGAAAAATGTGTTGCTATAATACAAAATATCCCTCTTTATATTCCCCTTTCCTATCTTTCAGAAACAACGAACGGACGACAGAAAGATTGTATAGACATAGTAGCTTTTGTTAAAAATAGTATAATAAGACAAATTCAGGATAAAATATGAGTATTGATAAAGTATTTTACTTTTGGATAATAAAAAGATATAGAAATAAGGAGAGTAAACAATGCGTGAAATAAAATTCAGATTTTATAGTAAGGATGCAAAACAATATTTACCAATAGAATCAATCCATATAGTTGGTGATTTTTTTACTGTTCAATATGTAAGGGAAAAACATCATATTGATGGAATTGAACAACTTGAGCAATACACAGGATTAAAAGACAAAAACGGAAAAGAGATTTATGAGGGGGATATTTTAAAAGATAAATATAATAATATTGGGGCTTGCACATGGATTCCGTCAACATGGGAATATATAAATACAGGTGGCTATACTGCTTCTGGGGAACCGTGGGAAGTCATTGGAAATATTCATGAAAACAAAGATTTACTATCATGAGAACATTTTTTTGTAGTGATTTTCATTTTGGGCATAAACTCATGTGTAGAACAAGAAACTTTTCTTCCATAGCCGAACATGATGCAACGCTCATAAAAAATTTTAATTCTCAAGTTACACCACAGGATATTGTGTATTTTTTAGGAGACTTTTCTTTTAGTTCTTATACTGACTACCTTTTTTCCCTTAATGGAAAGTTTCATTTCATTGAAGGAAATCATGATAAAGGATTAAAAGAACAAGTCTGTGGCCTCTCTACAAAAGTATTAAGCTATACCAAAGGCTATTCTAATATCTTTATAAATAAACAACCTATTACCTTGTGCCATTTTCCAATGGTCAGTTGGGAAAAAAGTCATTATGGCGCATGGCAACTCTTTGGACATCACCATAGTAAATTTTGCCCTTCAGCAGGAAAGAGTATGAATGTTTCAATGGATGCTTTAAATATGCTTCCTGTCTCTTTTGAGGATGTTCAACTCTATATGAATACTCGAAGTGATAATTGGGATTTAGTAAAAGATAAGGAGAAAAGATTGTGAATCCACTTTATATTTTTCCTACTATTTTTGTTTATTTAAATCGTGATTTCATTTCCTGTATCACAGCTACCGGGGCATCAGGGTATTGGACACCCATGCAGTTATGTGTTTTTCTTGGTTTCTGGAAGTGGAGTACTGTTAAAATCCTTATTAAGAGCTTAAAACAATGAAAAAAAATACTATAATTGTTTTAGGAAAACCGTATTCAATAGAGTATAGGGCAATGGACGATGCCGGATTTCTAGAGCATAATATACAAAAAATATATGTAAATAATACTCATGGAGTAGACCAACAAGCCGAAACATTATTGCATGAAGTACTTCACGCGATATCAAATGAATTGCGTTTAGACTTACCAGAAAAAACTGTTGCTCGTCTAGCTGTCGGAATTTATTCCGCAGGATATCGCTTAAAGGAGAAAATGTGAATAATTTACTTTACAAAATTGGAGATATTGTCTGTTTAAAAGAACGTGTTTCTTCACCATTAGGAGAGTATCACTGCTCTTCTTTTGAGGCAATACCTATGACTGTTGTAAATGTTATGCCCGATGTAATGGCAAGTAACAGAATAGGAGTATTGGGGGATAATCATAGCTACGAATGTGTTCCCATTACTAGGTTCCCAAACAAGATTCAACAAGGAGTTCGCTTTAAAAGGTATCAATATGAGCTTACTCTTTGGAATAATAGGAAAGAAGCTATTTTAAAAGACATAAAAGAGTATACTTCACACTTAGAAAATATTTGTTAATTTGTAGCCTAATCAATTATGGAGGAAAAATGACAACTAAAGGAAGAATTGTAGTTTATGCTCTAACCTTTCTTATCTGTAGTTTGGGGGCTTATAATTTAGCAAAAGATATACATAAACCCGCAAACTTTCCAGTAGAAGCCATACCTATGACATTTTATATTCAAGATGTTGGATATGAAACAACAGAAACCTTTACTAAATATTTTATAAGTTATACTATAAATAAGTCCAGACAGAAGCCAATTTTGGCATTATTTACAACCGAACAAGAAAAGTTTGAATTCTTTACGCATCTTGAATCTCAAGGTGATATTGTATGGTTGTGTGATAAGCAACCTTGAAAGGACAAAAATATGAGATTTAATTGCGAATGTGGTTCTGCCCTTGAAATTGAAGTTGAAGAGGGTATTACATATTGTGCCTGTGAGTGTGGAAGGGAGTATGAAATTAGTACTGATATAAATCTAATTTTTATTCCCGATGAGGAGGAGGAGGCAGAAGATTATGAAAGTTGAACTAATTCAATTCTACGTAAAAGATGAGAGTCTTTGCTTATACAATGTCTCAGGAAATTCCTGTGGTTATGCTAAAGAAGATAATCGTTTGGGTATTTATTTGGGAGAGGATGATTCTCATGTATGGCTCTCCCCACTCAGTATGGCACAAGTTTTAGACGATTTTGGTATACCAAAAACTTCAATAAGAATTGTTATTGGTTCCGTATCAAGATTTATTAAAGATACAATTGTTATAAAAGAACCAGATGATGAAATTCCACAATCATTTGATGAAATGCGCTATAAGGGAGGGGAACGCTTATCATGAACAAGAATCTTATTCGTGAAGCACTCGAAGGGGCTGAACGGCAAATGGGCGAGTGTGCCAAAATGTTTCGAGATGATGAAGAGTTTATGGAAATATATGCTAGTCTTCCCGATGCAATTGCTGAACTCAAAAAAAGTGATAAAGCATGGGACAGTATAGAAGGGAATATTAGTATTGGACAAGCCAAAGAGAATTGGGGAAGTACTGAAGAGGCTACGGATTGTATTCCCAGTATTGTACAGAACAATTCTACTCTAGTTGATTTGTGTGCGAAACGTCACTGTGAATATTGTGCGAAGGATGATGGTATTATTTGCTCGGAGGGTAATCATTGCCAAGAATACAATAAAGTATTCAATAATAGTGAGGAAGGATTTTAAATTATGGGTAGTACACAGTACTTTCTAATCGGTTTGACTGAAATAGATTTGAAGTGGCACATTATAACAGGAATGACAGAAGATTACGATGAAGTAATGTCTTGGTATAATACGCGAGAAATAGGGAATGAGCAATATTCAAGGATTTTAATTTAGGGGTCTTTATATGGATGAAATCCTTACAATCTTTGAAGCATACCCTCCTACTCAAGTAAAATATTTTTTATTGGCATTACCTAAAACAGCTTCCTCTAATCAATATTGGAAAATTATTTCTTTAAGAACAATAGATTATGAGGAAGCAATGTCATGGTATAATATTGCAGTAAACGATGAAAAGTATCTAATGGTAAATATTGGGCAAACAATCTTTGGATAGGAGCATACAATGATAATTAATAACAACTATTACAATGACAGGTACATCTATAATATGTATTATAATGAAGGCTCAATGTACATACTACTACAAGCTTGTGAATATAGAGAAGAACCCTGCACCGAGAAGATATATCTTGCTTGTATAAATCGATTAATGGAAAAAAGCTTCTGATGGAGTTACATAAAGGTTGCAATTATTGCAAAAACTTAAAAAGTTTTAATTCTCTTTTAAGACAATTTACGTGCCTACAAAATGAACAAGTTATCTTAGAGAATGCGGGGAGTTGCTTTGTTGCTATTTGGAATAATTCCCGAATGATTATTTCTGATTGTCCCGATTTTGAAGAAAGGGTACTAAATGACCTATGAAGAATTTGTAATCGCATTTGAACCCATTAACGTATTTAATAAAGAGTTTGAGACAGCACATAATGCTTTATCAGCTCTATGCCCTTCGTCTTTTCCCACACTTGATTTAGGTGGACATCTTTTAGACGCATATATCTCTCTTCTATCTACTATGGTAGATGATACTATTAATGACTGGGTTGCATGGTATGTGTGGGAGAACGATTGTGGAAAAAAAGGGTTTGAAGTATCTTGGACAGATAATAATCTCAAAGAAATAAAATTTAAAGTAAACAACTTAAAAGATTTGTGGGATGTGATTCATAGTATTTCCAGTTAATAGTTATTTCTTCTTCTCACCATTCATTATCTTTCGATATTCGTTCTGAGTAAAATAGGTATTTACTTCAATCATTTCTAAGCCACAGGTAGAAGGGGATACAAAATACTTACAAGTATGAGTATGCCCTTTTTTTGAGTCAAAACAAGATTCACAATATCCACATAGTTTCATATGTAATTAGTGAGTTGTACTAATTACATATGAATAGCTGGAAATTACTAAGAAAAATTGTTGGCAAACGAGCCATGTCAAGTTATGATGTGAAATACAATTATAACTCCCCACGATTTAAAACAATATCCCACCACTTACCAAAAGATAGCACGATAGATAAATATAGTAATGATTCTCGTGCCAATATTTATGCTAAGAAATTGTTTAATCCCGAATTAAAAACAATAATTTTTCTTGCTCACCATGATGTTGCGGAACCTAAGTTTCACAATGTTTTAGATAATACCGCTTCTATATCCAATATGATTGAATTATTTAATAGATTACAAAACAAAGAGCTCTCCATAAACGTAATCATGGCTTTTTCTGATGGTGAGGAACTAGCAAACTTTGTTGACCCCGGCTCTGTTCTGTTAGCAAAGAAAATTAAAAATAAAGATTTTGGAGAAGTGTTAGAAGTAATAAACTTAGAATTGACTGCCTTTGGAGATTACATTTGGGGTTCAGGAAACAGCAATATCCTTAAAACAAATTATGAAATAGTAAATGTAGGAAAAATTCCCTTTTCAGATACTTCGGTAATGTTAAAAAATGGAATTCCTTCCACTTGTTTGGGTTTATTTTCTCATGAAGATTTTGAACAGGTTATTAAAACAGGTACATGTGATACATGGGAACTCTGTCATGAAAAACAAGATAAATTCAAATTAGCAAAGAGAAAAGATATGTCTATGTTTGTAGACTTTCTGGAAGAATATGTTTTAAGAATATCTTCTTCCATGAAAATGTAGTAATAATTTTAGTAACTAATTACAATCCAAACGGGAGGGATTGCTGACGGTCATATATCTCCTGTTCAGGGGAAGAAGTCCAATCATTACCGTTCCCTTTCTCCCAATACTTGTAATCTTTTTCATAAAATATAAAATATTCATTTCCTGCATTGTCTTTGTCTATTAAAGATTTATGAGAACCATCACTTCCATATTTTAAAAAATTACAGAACCCGGAGTTTATAAGACTATATCGTATAGTATCATCTAATGAACAGTTGTTTACCATAATAACATAGTCAATATTCCCTTTATGTAACAATTCTTTTACTGAATGGTCTAAATCCCAAGTATCTGGGTTGTCATTTATGTCTCCACGATAAGTATTTCGAGCATACGTGTAAGCTTGGTTTGGAGTATAATCCCCCGCATATTGAATTGCAACGCCTGTTCCTTCAAAAACATTAAATATATTAAAGTCGTAAATGAAATCAACATTATGTCCTAATATTGCTCCTTTTTTAATATAGGTAATCGTAAAATAAGAATATGCTTCCTCATCATCATTATAATTAACATCGTCCCCATCATCACCCCATTCCTGCTCAACAAAAGAAATTGAACCATGTAGTATTCCATCATCTTCTACTTCCCCGTAACAGTCCATATTTACGGAATAGCTCTTAGTGCTTTCCGCTTGAACTCCCCCTATGTCTTCAACCATGCTAAGAGCATTCTTTAATATAGGTTTCATTTCAGCGGGGGTGAATAGAAATTCAGGGTAGGAGGAGCTGACGGAAACATTAAATGATTTACTAGAATCAAATAGGCGCTTATCATCCTTACTCCACACTTCATAATGAGTACTAGAATAGACTCGAACGGCTACTTTTCCCCATGATACATTCTCATTACCCTCTGTTCCGTAATACACAAAATAAACAAAAATACTGTGTTCATCTCCACAATATTGATTCCAATACTGTGCATCTTTCTGATAGGCCACACACCACTCGCCAGTATCCTCTGTTGTACCTATATATTTAGAAGCAATTATTTTTGAGGCTTCCCAATTCAAAGGAGTAAAACCTTTAATAGTTCCTGTGTGTTCTTTATTGGGTTCCTCATAAACTAATAGATAATCTTCTTCTTCTTTTAAACCTTGTATTCCAGAATTTTTAACAATCTTCTTTTTTGTAGATTTACTTTGTTTTTTAAGAATATTATTAAAATTAGAATAAGTAAGTGTTTTCCATTTATTCCAATCTATACTTGGGTTGGATTCTTCCTCGGGGTGTAAGGTAAAATAATTTATTAAAGAAGCTTTTTCCTCTGCACTTAACAGAGGCATTTTGTTAATGATATGGTCTTTTTTCTCTATCATAAGATTTAGCATAGTTGTTAAATTTCCTTTATAGTAGGGTGTCAACTAATTAGTGTATTTCAATAATATTACTTGACTTTCTTTCTAATTATCTATATTATATAAGTAAGGGGAATAGCATGCGAAAACTAACAACTGAACAATTTATTGAAAAAGCTAAAAAAGTTCATGGTGAATTATATGATTACTCTTTAGTTGAATATGAAAACAACGATACAAAAATTAAGATAGTATGTAAAATACATGGTGTATTTACTCAAATACCCAAGAACCACCTTATCGGTATAGGGTGTCGTGAGTGTTGTTTCATCAATCGAGGAATTAAATTAACAGGGACAACTGAACAATTTATTGAAAAAGCTAAAAAAGTTCATGGTGAATTATATGATTACTCTTTAGTTGAATATGAAAACAACGATACAAAAATTAAGATAGTATGTAAAATACATGGTGTATTTACTCAAATACCCAAGAACCACCTTATCGGTATAGGGTGTCGTGAGTGTTGTTTCATCAATCGAGGAATTAAATTAACAGGGACAACTGAACAATTTATTGAAAAAGCTAAAAAAGTTCATGGTGAATTATATGATTACTCTTTAGTTGAATATGAAAACAACGGTACAAAAATTAAGATAGTGTGTAAAATACATGGTGTATTTACTCAAACACCCAATAGACACCTTAGCGGTACAAGGTGTCCTACCTGTAGCGAATCTAAAGGAGAAACTTTTATAGCTGATTATTTGATAAAAAAACAAATTAAATTTGAACAACAAAAGAGATTTCCAGACTGTAAATATAAATATCCTCTTCCTTTTGACTTTTATTTGCCAGAACAAAATATTTTTATAGAATTTAATGGAATACAACATTATAAAGAAGATAAAAAGCATTTTCATAAAGAAAATTCTTTTGAATACCAAAAATTAAGAGACTCTATAAAGCGTAAATATGGTAAAAAAAATGGAACCTACATTGAAATAAAATATAATTCTGATATAGAAAAAGTATTAAACAAGGCATTAGAAGGGATACTAGATGATAGGCGAACTTAAAAAAGAGGGTTTGTTTTTGAGTAATGGTTTATTCAACCCCTCCTATGTAAAAAAATTTACGAACTCTCTTACTCCTGAAAGACAGACATGGTTTGATGCAACGTTAGGGGACTCATTATCTGAAAAAGTATATATTATTATTCATAACTTATCTAACAAACCTGTATGTAAGCAATGTTCGGCTCCGGTTAAGTTTATATCGTTTGGGGAGGGTTACAGAGAATATTGTTGTGCTACTTGTAGGGCAAAAGGATGCAATGACCAAGCTAAAAAAACTAATTTAGAACGATATGGGGTAGCGCATCCTGCACAAACAAAAAGTGTTCAGGACAAAATGAAGACAACAACTATGGAACGATATGGCGTTGAAAATATTTTTATGCGAAGAGATATTATTCAAGAAGCAGTTAAACAAAAGTATGGTATTACTAATATTAATCTACTTCCTGAAATAAAAGAAAAAGTTAAAAGAACAAATTTGGAGCGATATGGGGTAGAGTATACCCAGCAAAATAAAGAAGTAGCAAACAAAACGAAACAAACAAACATGGATAAATATGGAAATATTTGTTCTTTGCATGGAGCAGAGATTTCTTTACAAGTTGCACGAATTAAGAAAGATAAGTATTGGGAACATTTACTTCATTCTAATAGGCTACAAAGCTTAGTAACTCCTCTATTTACAAGAGAGGACTATCTTTCCAATACCGAAGAAGACACCACCCCCATTTACTATCCTTGGAAATGTAATACATGCAATACTATTTTTAACCATCACCTTGCTAATGGAAACATTCCACGATGTCCCACTTGTTTTCCTTCAGAGATACAAGGCGCTTTAGAAAAGCAAGTTATTGAATGGATACAAACTATTGCTCCTACCGCCAAAATAGTAATTGGAAACAGAAAAATTATTCCCCCATTAGAAATAGATATATACTTACCAGAGTACAACTTTGCTATAGAGTTTGATGAAGTCTATTGGCATTGTGAATTGTCTTCAAAAAGCAAAAGGGATATAAACTACCATTTAAACAAAACACTTGATTGTAAAAAGCAAGGAATAGAATTAATTCATATCTTTGACTCAGAATGGTGGAATACGCAGGATATTGTTAAATCAATTATAAGTTCAAGATTAGGTATTTATGAAAGAAAAATTGGAGCTAGGAAGTGTTTGGTAAAAGAAATATCTATAGAGGAAAGCAAACAATTTCTTAATGATAATCATTTGCAGGGGTACAACCCGGCTTCCTACAAGTATGGTTTATTTTATAACAATGAATTGGTTGCACATTTAGCAGTTGCAAAGAATAGATTTAAGAAGGATACTTATGAGATTGTTCGATATGTATCCAAAATAAATACTTCTGTTCAAGGGGGATTGTCTAAATTATGGAAAGAAATTGAAAAAGTAATACCAAAACCTTTTACTCTTATTTCTTATGTGGATAAAAGATTCTTTACTGGAAAGAGCAATGAGGCGATTGGTTTACAGTACACCCACACTAATAGACCAGCCTATTATTATACAAAGGACTATAAAATACTTTTCAATAGAATGGTATTTCAGAAAAAAAACATTAAAAAGAATTTACCTGTATATGACCAAGAATTAACAGAATGGGAGAACATGCAATTAAATAAATTTGATAGGATATGGGATTGTGGAACCGATGTGTTTATGAAAGAGTTTGTTTAAAAAAAATAAGTTATAATAATAACACCCTAGATTTATAGTCTAGGGTGTTATTTTTTAATAGCGTTGTTACACAGTACTAGCCGCGAATATTATCAATGATAATTCGGTTAGCATACTGAGGATTGAGAGCTTGCCAATCACCAAAGCTGGCAAGTCCTGCTTCTTTATAGAAATTCTTTCTCTGTAAAGAACCAGTGGAGAAGAAAGGAACTAGAGTACCAAAGGCAAGGAACACATCGGCCTCGTTGTTTTCATTCTTCCAGATACATAAAAGTTCATTGGTAGGAATAATAGCAGAAGGAACCTTAAACACTGGAATACCATGAAGCTCGCCAACCTGATAACCACCAATACGGGGCTGAGCACCCTTAGTAGTGAAACCATTATTGAGGCGAAGATAGGTAACAGCTTTTGGGCCACCCACGATACGAGACACGCCACCACGATTGATGGTATCATAAAGATTATCACCAACACGTTCAATGGCCTGAGTTACAGTTTGAGCAGTGTGCATATACGAGTCATAAGTACCCGCACCAGCTTCGGCATCAAAATAAACAGGAGAAAGACCATTAGTTTTGGTAATACTATAAGCGATATTAACAGCGCGGAAGTCGAGGGCTTTCTTGATTTCCTGACCAGCGGCATCCATAAGAGTTTCCTCTACAGACACACCAACGGTAGAATCAAGAACCATTTCAGAAAGAGCAGTCCAACTAACACCAAGAGTTATAGGGCGAACCTTAAACTGATAGTCTGTCATTTGGAGTTCTACTTCACCAAGGTGGTCTCCAACGGTATCACTTTCAGAGTCATACCTACCATAAGCTCGGGTAACTTCTGCAACGTTTGCGCCAGAAATATTATACACACCTGAGCCAGCATACGTAATAACAATAGTTTTACCTGTGGCTACTGACCAAGTTAAGCTACGATTTTCTGAAGCAAGAACATCACCAGAAGAGTTCATAAATACAGCATATCCGGGGATATACCCATGAGCAAACTCATTGGTTGTGAAAGATACAGAGGTAGACGCAACCACAACGCCGTTAGCCATTTCTGTTGGGTAGCGGTCTTCAGTGCTTTCATAAGTAACCTCACCAGCGAAGGGAGTATTTACAGGGAAAGAACGATTGATGCCGGGATTTTTATCGACATAAATAGGCTTGATATACTTGATAGAATCTTTTGCAGTTTCCATTGCGCATGGATTATTCAATTAAGTTCGTTAGGCTTAACCCGTTTGTTCCCCGATTCAGAAGGAACCACAGCTTTATGTCTCCATAAAGATTAGACTATATCTTCACCCTTTTTCTATAAATAAATAAAGGGGGCTACCACTTCCACCTACTTAGGTGTACTCTACTAGGTTCCTACTTTTCAGTAGTCCGTTCGATAGTCGTTGGACGTTACTTTTGGCGAATAACTTATATAATTAGTGTATTTCATGAGAGGGCTCTTTTAGTATAAGACCTGTTTCCTTGCCAAACTCGGTTGAAAATAATACACTAATTGGGTATGACAGTATTAAAAGTAAACATGATATGTTCCTCTTGCGGGAAAACATATACAAGAAGTAAATATAGAATGCAGGCGCATACATTATGTCGTTCATGTCACATGAAAGAAACCTACAAGAATCCAGATTTAGTAGCAAAAGCTTTGAAAAAGAGAAGGGAAACCTGCATGGAAAAATACGGGCAAGACAACGTAGCAAAAGTACAGGAATGTCAAGAAAAAGAAAAAGCAACGAGACTTGAAAGGTATGGTTATGAAAAACCTTTTTTAAATAAAGTTTTTCAAGAACAAGTTCAAATACAAGCACACACCCCTTCTGCGGAATTAAAAAGACAAGAAACTTCTTTAAAGAAACATGGGGCAAAACATCATATGAAATCAAATCGCATAAAAGATAAATTAAAGGTTACATATAAAGAAAAAACAGGATATGACAATCCCATGCATAATCCAGAAGTAAAGGATAAAATAATAGAGGTATATGGAAAAATAGGTGCAGTTTTAGGATATGTATATAAAGAGATACACTTTGATAGTTCATGGGAATTGGCTTATTATATTTGGTTAGTAGATAATAATAAAAAATTTATATACCATCCTCCCTTTATTATTGATTATTTAGGAAACGATAAAAAAATGCATAAATACTGTCCAGATTTTTTAGTAGAAGGAAAATTTTATGAAATTAAAGGAACACAATTTTTTAATGAAAATAATGAACCCTATAATATGTATACAAAACAATTTTGGTGGGAAAAATTTGAGATATTAAAAACTAATAATATTAGTATTCTAAAAAAAGAGGATATTACCCCCTATCTAAAGTATATTTCTGATAAATATGGAAAAGGGTTTTTAAAACAATTTAAAATGAAAAAAAAATAGTCAAGAAATAACTCTTGACTATGTTAAAGTTAAATTTTAATAGTTAGATTTCGCCAAAAATCTTCGATGCTGATTGTCTCCATACCATGAGATGTCCCAGCAGTTCAATAGCTTTTTACTTGCAACTTACGCCGCAAGGACTCCACAATTAAAGTCACTGAATAAGCGGTCACGAATACTGTTAGGATAGGCAAGACGAACAAGACGAATCATGTTTTCGGGGGTTGCGGCAAACGCATTAGAATACTGTGTTTCTGAGAGGCGTTGCATATGGCGAGTCTGTGACTCAAGAAGGATGGCAAGGTTTGACGCTTTGTGTTCATCCATAGCGCGGATACCAGAACCAATTTCAGGGACACGGCTCCATTTTTCGATAAGACGACTGGCACGAGCCACTCGTTCATTTGCTACGGCGCGGTCTGTTTCAGAGAGGCGCATAGTATCTTCGGTCATTTTATTACGAATACTCATTATTTTTTCCTTTAAAAAAAATTATTTTATTATAGTAAACTGTTTTGATTTGAAGCAATTAAATTGGGCTTCATTCATTTTATAATATTTCTTCACTACTATCTGTAGCCAGTGAAATCATTCATATATGGAATGATTAAAATAAATCATTATTCTACTATACCATTAATTAGTGTATAATAATTACAATAGGTTATCTATTAAAAGTTTTTTGCATAAACTTATAGAGTCCATCATAATATCCATTAGCATACATTATTTCCGATTCATTACGAGTAATGTCTGCTTCTTTTTTTAATTTAGAAGCGTAGGACAGTTCACGAGTTAGCATTGAAATAACAGCACTTTCTTTTACTTTCATTCGACACCTATACTTTTTGGGTCTTCTATAGAAGGAGAACTAGAAATAGTATCACTGGGCTGTTGCATTTGTGGAGCATTAATAGGTTGTGGTTGTGGAGAGGCTGGCATAGCCACTGGTTGATTAAGAGGGGCTGGTTGCATATTAGCTCCAGTGATACCGTTAAGTAGCCCTTTAATTTCTGCTTGATATTCACGTAGGGCTTTTTCAAGTTTTGTATCTATTTGTAAAAACTTATTAAACAGAGCTTGATTTTGAGTCATTTGAGAAAATTCTTCAATAATCATTTCAATATAATCACGAGTAATTGTTTTTGTTTTAGAAGTATTACTATTAAAAACAGCATCAATTTCTGAATCTTCTATACTAGCATAGGTATTTTGGGCTTTCTTAATAGGGTCTTTTTCTCCTATGAAAGGAACATTACTTACTGGCATTAACTTCTCCTATTATGCTTTCATCCATTTAATGAATAATGCACGAGCCTTTGTTTTATCTTCATCAAATATTGCTTCTACTAAAGCTTTATACCTCATAGTAATAGCACTTTCTTTTTTAGCAGTATTTTTTAACCATTTGCGATAATCTTCTTCAGATTCACCTTCATCACCCTCATTGGTTTCAGCTAAAGTTTTTTTCCTTCGGCTTTCAAATTGCATTGAACCTGCGGGGGCATTATAAAAGTCTTCTTCATTATTATCCATAAAGTCTATATCAGAAGTATCCTGAG